TTTGTAGCTTCAAGCTCTTGTAGGCGTCGCATCGCTTCATCGCGCTCACGTTCTATACGTGCAGCTTTTTCACGTAGTGCACGAAAGTTTTTAGCTTGCGGGGTTTCCTCAACGACAGGAGCTTGAGTCTCTTCAGAAGAAGCAGCTTCTTGCATGGATTCAATAGGCGCTTCTTCTTGGAGATCATTCGTGTTGACTAGATCTTTTTCAATATCATTCATATGTTCCTCACTACTTTTTATCTATTGAGTGATTATGGGAGAATCAATAGCTTCGCCATTAAGTTTTTTCGCAAGTTTATAGAGTGTACCATCAGCGAATTCGAGAACGAAGTTAAGTAGATCGCTCTCTTCATGAGCGACATACATGGCATTTTCCTTAAGGTGATGGGAAGTCTCGCGTGAGGGGATGGTCCAGATATAATCTATGCTCTGACTAGAACGATTGTATTTGTATACGGATTGATCGTAATCAGGGGTAGGACAGGAAAGACGAGCCATAAAGTAATTACGCAGAACGTTAGGCATTAAAGGCTCTCGCTTGGTAATTACCACGACATAAAAGTCGGAATCGAACATCTTCTTGTGAGCATCAATACATTCAAGAACATTCTTCATGTACTCTTTCTGCATCTCACGTTCAAGCTCAATAGGGCTTCGTGTCTCCGGTGCTTTAACAATAAGATCAGATGAGACCTTACCGACTGTTTCTCTCTTCATCTCACTCCTCATGTTAGGGGGCCGTCCTACCGGGTGGAGGGGGGAATGTAGGACGGCTAGCACTCATTGGTGGCTTTCAGTATGCCAGAAAGTTTTATAATGACTACTTCGTTTTCTTCTTTTTAGGCTTTACCTTCTCACCAGCTTTACGCGCTTCTGAAAGGGCAATTGCTATAGCTTGAGATTTCTTCTTTACAATAGGGCCTTTTTTGCTTCCTGAATGCAACTCACCCTCTTTAAACTCGTGCATTACTTTTTCTTCTTTCTTGAATTGCTTATCAAGCTTTTTTTTCTTAAGAACTTTTTTCTTCGCTTCTTTAACAACTTTTTTCTTTGCTGCCATGGAATCTCCTTATAAAGTTTTTTTACCTTGTAATCTCGGGCCGTAACTCCAAGATTACAAGGTATTTTTTATCGAACGCGTATGGTCTCTTGAAAGACAAGCGACTCATCGATCTTCTTATCTTTAGCATCCTTGGCGTCCTGCATATTCTGCGGAACCCCAAGGATCTTATAAGCGATCTTTCTCATCTTATCATCTAAACGTGGCATAGCAGGCATATTAGTAATCCTCACCTTCAAGACCATAAATCGTTGGCGGTGAAACATACTCATGGTGCTGTGCTTTTCGTGGCAGGTTAGCAATAGCAGAATGATCCTCATAGATCATGCCACCATCTTTGTACTCCTGCATTCTTCGTGGATCAATATCAGGATCATAGGCATGATGATAATCCATAAGAACATGTTCACGAGACTTAGCCTTGCAATATTTTGCCATACGGCCTCCTGTTACACTTTCTTAGGTGCAAATCCACGTCTTCTTTGCGCATCGTCATGATCCATTTGACGGTCAACGCCTTGGTAGGAATCATCAAGTTCTTCTGGCATAAAAGGTCCAGTCTTAGGATAGAACTTCATCATCACTTCCTGAGGCATGTTGGCAACCGCATTTGGGTTCTCATGAAGCATGCCAGCATCTTCAAGTTCTTGTCTTCGACGGCTGTCCATACCAGCATAGAACTCGTGCCTAAGATCGCGTTGAGCGATGGAATGCTCACGTGGACTCTCGATAACTCCTCCGTCATCCGAACCACGTAGGTGTTTCTTAGCTACATGTTTCTTCATGTGCTCTGAAGCATAGTGTCTTTTTGCCATGTCATGGCCTTTCATAGTTACTACTCTCCGTTTCCCCGGAAAGCAAGGTTAATAAGCAGTACCTCTAACTACGTTGTTATCCACAGGCGCAGACGGCGTCTGCCGGTCTTTTACCACATGCGATAGTGTAATCAGCTTCTCTAGTTGAGCCAGGTCAACATTCTCTATCTCTTTAAGCGCCTTGACCAAGTTTAATAAGCCTTGATCTTGATCAGAAATCGCTTTAGCGCGACGTTCTTCACCAAGCGCTCTGTTCTCATCAACACGACTTAAACGTTCAACGCCAAGGCCTTCATCAGCCACTGCACGTGCTTGAGCCAGTTGGGTCTCAGCTTGGATCTTGGACATCTGTACTTCCATCTGCATCTGCTGCATCTGTTGTTGTTGCTGCTGTTGCTGCTGGACCGCTTCAACAAGCTGCTTCTTGTTCTCAAGTGAACAAGCCTCAAGAAGAACGGTATCAGGAACAGGAACACCTGCTTCACGCAACTGCAAGAGCTGAGCAAACTGCATCTGCTTTTGCGTGGTTGTATTAAAGCCTTCTTCTATAGCAGCATCATACTTACCAAACGCTTTATTATAAAACTGAGCAGCCGGCTCAGCTTCAAGAATCTTCTTAACTTTTCCCGGTGTAAAGTTAGATTGAATAATATCAATCATAAGCTTACCTAAAAGCTTTTGCGAACGATCAAGCTGGTCAAATAATTTCTGTAACGTTGTAAGACCTGCACCCTGACGAAGCATCGAGAGGATCCCCGCTTTATCATCAGAAGCTGAACCGAGTAGCTCTTCATTAACACCAGAGATTTCTTGAATTTCTTTACCTAAGATTTCTGATAGTTGGATCATAGATGGTGGGATTTGGGGCGCAACGATCTGCTCAACGTCAGACATCTGCGCTTCATCCTTAAGCGCCAGCCCACGTCCTTGTCCTGAAAGAAATACATCTTTAGGGTTAACAAGCGCGTTCTCTTTGTACTTAAAGCCTGAGTTTATTTGAGACTCAAGAATATCAAGTTCAATAGCTTTGCGCCGATTATACAGGTACTGAGCATCACGAAGACCACGAACAACGCCTTGAATACGCCATGGGAAGTATGGCATCTGTGGTGTATAATAAGCAAAAACAGGCACGAAAGGATATTGATCAATGCCCATTGGATTAGGTCCATCATACATAACCTTTCCCTGTATAACGATAGCAAGCTTTACCGTTGGGATCTCAGCCTCAATCACCGTGATCTGTGGGTAGAGCTGCAGGAATTGCTTTAAAGCGTCAGCATCATTGCCACGCCATTCAGTCGTCTCACCAGTCTGCGTATCAACAAGCATCTTCTGCTTACGATAGTCCCGGTAATAATATTCGTCGTATGTTAAAAGATTCTTCATGCCGTAGTTATATGACTCGGGCATGAACTGGAATTTGCCATCACGGTTATCATTTCCAAAAAGACCAATGATCTCATCTGCTTTGTCAGGCATAAGAGAAATACATTCACGCTTGGTCAAAAAGGATCGTTTCCATATGGCATTACAATCTGATAGATCCGACTTTCTAAAAAACGGATCTATCAGGAAACTGTTGTAGGAGCAATTATCAACTTTTATATTGCCCGATATCGGGTCAGAACGGTAATCGACCCAGACTTGTAATAGGTTCATACCAGTTACAAGAGCGCCATGAAAAGACTCAGAGATCGTTTCAAGAACACCTTCTTGGTTGTTAACCCACATTAAAACTTTTGTAAATTGGTCGGCTGTCTCAGCGTCACCATTCTCTACCGGCTGAACAATGGTTGATTTTCTATTGCGGCGCTGATGGCCAGAGATCATATTAATAACGCGGCGGATCCTGTTGAAGTTGAATTGACGCCGACGGTTTGCAGGCAAGTTGCCATAAAGATCATTCCACAAAGTTTGATCGCCTGCTTCAAAGCGTGTATCAGTATCTGCTTCCCCCCAAAAAGACTGGTTGATAGTGATGCTTTCCGCATAAAACGCTGTCATACGTGCAAGGATACCCTTGTCTTTCTCGTCATAATACTCAGGCCCAAGCTGGGGGAACAATGGCATTTCAGATCTCCTTACTACATGTCCTATATCCTTTAAAAACAGCCTGAGTGGTTGTATGTGCCCATATAAAACATTTATACACGGCCTCAGGCTGTTTTTAAAAATAAGTTTATGAGATATAAGGTAGTAAGATCAAGGTTTAATTCGTCTTACTGTCATCTTGCCATAAGGCAGGATCATGGTCAGAACATAAAGCAAGGATCCGATCATCACTTTGTACTTTATAACTTGCTTCATCACCACAAAAATAACAGCCATCAGATTCTTCTATAATGTCATGAGCTGATACAAGATTAGTTAGATGAATAACCCGTTCATTAAGATCATTCATAGAATCAATAATAACGTCAAAACGATCATCAGTCTTACTCATCATCACTCCTTTTATTTTGATAAGATCTTACGCATCCGCTCATTATACTTTTCTACAATGCTGTTGATGACAGAGCAATGCTCATCACACACGCCAAAATCTTTATCGTTTATTGTAAAGCCTATAACAATAAACTGATCACAAAAATAACATTGATTTACATCGGCCATCACTACTCCTTTTGCCTAGGAAGCAACATCCTCTTGATCAACAATCTTAAAGAGCGCCCCATCCTCAATAGTTAGGCAGGTCATCTCTGAACACGTTGGGCAAGTGAGTGTTAGGTCCATACACAGCGTCTCGGTATCTTTTATCAAGCTCTTCGGGGCTGAGACCATCTCTGGTTTTTGGTAGAGATACACATAAGTACCGCAAAGAATCGCAAGCATGAGAAGACCAATTATGGAGGGGATGATCCTTATATACTTTCCGTTTTCCATCAAACTCCTGTCTGTAATTTTCTAGGGCTTTTATTAAATGTGAACACTGTTTCTCATCTATCCATATCTTGCCAAGCGTTGCTCGAACCGCTTCAATCCCGTCGACAATCGATATGTTCGGGGCAACCGTAAAAGTTATGCCCATCTGGCGTGCACGCTCTAAACGCGTCATGCCAGTTCCAAACTCTTTTACCGCAATATCATGCGGGGCTATATGCTTACCATAAATATACTCTTTAGATTGTATAACTTTTACATAATGCTCAAGCCCAACCTTAGAGTTCTCATAATAGTCTATGATGCGTACCGTCTGACCTACTGTCTGGAAGAAAATTATGCTCGTAGAATCACGAACTCCTAAGTCCCAAGCTGTATGCACCTTAAATCCATTTTCGTACGGCACAGCTGAAATTTGACCCTTAACCCTCATACGATCTAAGTACTTAGCATAATACGAGCCTTCCACGCCCATCTCAAAGGAACAGTAGTACTCTTGCTGGATCAGGTCGTCAGACATAATCCCTTCCGAGCGTTCCCGTTCTATTTCATACAAGGGGATGTGCTGCGTATCATCAAGGGTCAGATGGTAACAGAACCAGTGGTTAGGGTTATGCTTTGCTATGTTATACATCTCCCATAAGTGGTTCTTACCTCGAGGTGTGCTAATGAATAAGGCAACGCCATCGTTAGCACGCAAGATAGGTGATATAAACTGAAATGCCCGCGGGTCTTGCAAAGCATACTCAGAAAAGATCACAAACTGGGGGTTAGTTCCCACCAAGCTATCAACGTTATCCGAACCAACGATTTGAATCAGACTCCCATTCTTGAGCCGGATCTTCATCTCTTGCGAGTTCATACCCTCAATAAGTTCAGAAGGCAGATAGTCCAAAAAGCGATCACCGTTAGTTTGCAGTGAGTCCCAGATGATCTTACGTCCTTGCGCATACGTAGGGAGTACATAGTACACAACCATTGGCTTACGTATAGCGGCGCGGATAGCAAGATTAAAAGCGACAACATCTTTACCAGCTCGGCGAGGCAGTATGGCAACTACACGCCTATAGCCCTTGTTCTCGATAGCATCAAGAATGGGGAGTTGGTAAGGACGCGGCTTAAACTTGTTAAGCCGGATAACGGTTTCAACTTTAAGGTCGTCGATCACTCTTCGATCCTTTCTGCACGCTCGGGCACTTTATCGCTTGAAGGGAACGCTTCAAGAACTGCCACAAAAGATCCTGATCCTTGTGAATCTTTAGCAAGCGCAGCAAGTGAATCCTCTCGATCTTTCCAGGTCTTAGAATACACTGGGAGGATTTCTCGTGCTGTTCGTTCACGGATACCTTCTTTACCCTTTAATGCTCCGTTCTCAAGGCGTGAGCCAAAAGCGGTCATTGCTTTCTCTTTAGCTTCCCCAAAGAAAGGGAACTTCTTTGCCCAGTTATCAAGGGTTGACCGGGTGATGTCATGTTTGTTACAGAACGACTCAATGCTTAAGACATCGGGATCGTTTTTAGCGTCTGCGATAAGCTTTAAAGCGAGGTCTTCTATAAAAGCTTCAGATATAGGCCTCATGCGCATGCTATATCCATCTCTGACCTGATCTACAACTCTATAAGGGCGCTCTGCAGGTTCCTTCGAATTTGTACCCTT